AAACTTTTAAAAGAACTAATCCTTATTCGGGCGAGTCTGAAATGCTAACTAAAGAGGAAGCAGATTTATATGATAAGATTAAGGATGCAGAAATCAAAGAGGATTATAAAACAATGGAGAAGGGATTGAGTAAGTTTAGCAGATTAAATGCTAAAGCTTACATGACACTACTAGACTGATGTCTAGCTACCTGCCACCAGCTATCTGCAACAGGTAGCTGGGGCGTAGAGGTCCCAAGCCACTTAGCATTTACTTTGACTTTGTAAATATCAATCCCCTTAAATAAAAAGGGGTCCCTCAACTAGGGGTTTAATTGCTTGATTTACACATTTATAACCTGTAAATAGTTTGAAGGTTCCAAAATTAATCCTAAAAAATTTTGCGGAAAATTTTTATGAATGACCTTTTAAAGAAGTTAGATTTATTACCTCCTGATATAAAAAAAGAATTTATAGAAGCCGGCTTACTCGCATCACACAAAAGAAAAATAGAAAAATCACAAAATGATTTTATGACTTTTGTTAAAAGAGTTTGGCCAGAATTTATAGAAGGATCTCATCACAAAAGAATTGCTACAAAATTTAATGACTTGGCTAATGGTAAAATAAAAAGATTAATTATTAATATGCCACCAAGGCATACTAAATCTGAGTTTGCCAGCTTCCTACTTCCAGCCTGGATGATTGGGCGTAAACCTAATTTAAAAATTATCCAATCAACCCACACCACAGAACTTGCTGTAAGATTCGGACGTAAAGCAAAGACTCTAATGGACATGCCTGAGTATAAAGAAATTTTTGAAACAAGATTAAGGGAAGATAGTCAAGCTGCCGGTAAATGGGAAACAGAACAAGGTGGTGAATATTATGCTGCAGGTGTCGGATCTGCAATTACCGGTCGAGGTGCAGATTTACTTATCATAGATGACCCACACTCTGAACAGGATGCAATGAACATAGATGCATTAGAGCGTGCATATGAATGGTATACATCTGGCCCCCGTCAGCGATTACAACCGGGAGGTGCCATTGTTCTTGTTATGACAAGATGGAATACAAAAGATTTAACAGGCGCCTTGCTACGGGAGACAGGGAACTTGAAATCAGATAAATGGGAGCTAATAGAATTTCCTGCAATACTTCCAAGTGGTAAACCTGTATGGCCAGAGTTTTGGAAATTAGAAGAATTAGAAGGAGTAAAAGCATCCATCAGTTTACAAAAATGGAATGCACAATGGATGCAAAATCCAACCTCAGAAGAAGGTGCATTAATTAAAAGAGAATGGTGGAGGAAGTGGGATAAGGATTATATTCCATCTCTTCAACATGTTATACAAAGTTATGATACTGCATTTATGAAAAAGGAAACTGCGGATTATTCTGCAATTACAACTTGGGGAGTTTTCTATAATGATGAAGACTCAGGACCTCAACTTATTTTGCTAGATGCTGTTAAAGATCGATTTGAATTTCCTGAGCTTCGAAGGATAGCATATCAGCAATATCAATACTGGCAACCGGAAACTGTATTAGTTGAGGCAAAAGCATCAGGACTACCATTAACTTATGAATTGCGTAAAATGGGTATCCCTGTTATAAACTACACACCTTCAAAAGGTAACGATAAGCACACTAGAGTTAACTCTGTTGCTCCTTTGTTTGAATCGGGTCAAATATGGGCACCCGTAGACAAAGAGTTTGCACAAGAAGTGATTGAAGAGTGCGCTGCATTTCCTTATGGAGATCATGACGACCTTGTGGATTCTATGACACAAGCAGTGATGCGTTTTAGACAAGGTGGCTTTGTGGATCATCCAGAAGATTACAAAGATGAACCTATAAACCGAAACAACAAAATTTATTATTAATATGAAAAATTTATTTGAGATGTTACAGGCAATATTTGGTAAAAATATTATATCAAAAACTATAGGAACTCGTACAAACGTTATTAAACTACCCACAAATAAATCCAGTCCATTAAAAAATGAATTTGATGTATTTAAGTCTGCAGAAAATCCTGCTGTATTTGAAAAACTAAAAAAAGTTATTGAAGATGAAGCTCCATACATTTCAAGAATGAATGATGCTGAAAGATTAATTTATGAGGGTAATGTTAAAAGATTACATGATTATCTTGTTTCGATTGGAGAAATTAAACCAGCTATAACTGCAGAAGTAATTGGTCTTACTACAAAAGAACCAATTGCTGGAAAAGGTTTAGCATCACTAGTTGAAGAAGCGGGTCAAACAAGTCCTCCAGGAACATTAATTGGAGATATTCAATCTAGAATTAATAGATTAAAAAATTTAGCAAAAGAAGAAGGAACAACTATGAAAGATGTAGTTGGAGATTTTGCATCTGGTCAAAAAGGAATGATAAAATTACAAGACGAAGGTTTAGTTAGAGCAACAGCAAGACAGATTATGTTTAATGATATTAAATCTGGAAAATTAAAAGCTTCAAAAGAAGTTCAAGATATTGTTTCAGGAAGAGCAAGCGGAGATCCAATAGATTCTTTTAGAATAATTTATGGAGAAGACGCACTAGAACAATTAGATTCTTTAACTCCAGATCTTAGACAATTAAGAACAGAAGTAGAGGCAGAAAAATTAGCAAGATCTAAATTTGAATTTACACCTAAACTAGATAGACCAAAAGAATCTTACACACCGGAAGAAATGAAAAAAATTTTAGAAACAGAGCCTGAAGAATTTGCAAAAGGAGGTTCCGTTGGTTTAGATTATTTAACAGGACAAGATTCAAAAGTAGAAAGAGAAAATTATGGATTGGGTTCTGTGATTAAAGCTGTAGTAAAAGAACCCATTGCTGGTCTTATGATTAGATTAGATAGACCTCCACAACCAGGAGATCCAGTAGGATCTTATTATATTCCACCAGGAGATGGTTCTGGGTTAAGAGCTATTATAAGAGCTGTTCCACAACCTTCATCTCCACCTCCAGTCACTACTCCTGTAATTCGTCCTGAGGATGAAATATTAATGCGTTATAGAGAATATATGAACGCATCAAAACCATCACAAAGTGATTTAGAAAATAAATATAGAGAATTTATTAAATCCACCCCTGCAACAGGATTACCAGTGTCCATACCTACACCTGTTATTGGAGGATTATCTTTTACTTCCCCTGAGGGAGAAAAAATAACTTTTGGCAGTATAGCTGGATTTACAAAACCTAATGGTGAATCTTACACAGGGCCCGTTCCAGAAAATATACAAAATTCTGCAAGAATGATAGCAGCAGACGGTGGAAGAATAGGTTTTAACATAGGAGGTGGTAAAAAAATTTTAGATTTAATTGCTGAAATGAATAAAAAATTAAAAGATAAAAAATCTATGGAAACCGTTAATCCAAAAACTGGAGAAGTTACAATTCCAAAAGAACCAGTGACTACTGCAGAGAAAAAATATTTTTATGACAAAAATGAAGAATACAATAAATTAATAAAAAAACATAAAAAAGCTGCAGAGGCGCATGATCAATTAGATAACATAGATATTTATGACAAGATTGCTCCTGATCAATTAGGGGAGGTCATAGCTGAAATGGCCGGTAAAAATGTAGATAAATTAACTGATGCACAAAGAAGAAAATATTATACTGAAGCTCAAACTTATTTAACTGATTTTATAAAAATAGATAGAACAAGAAGAGCAGTTGAAAAAGCTAATGAAGGATTAGAACTAACTGCAACCGATAGATTATATTTAAAATTTGCCCAACCAGAAACTAAATCTACCTATAAACAAGGTGATATAATTACTTCTGAAAATTTTGGTGATACTCCTTTTGCTCCTAATTTAAAAGGATTGGAAGAGGCAAGAAAAATAAATGAAGCTGAAATGATTAAGCAAAAATATGGAAACATTATTGATGATAATCTTTTAAAACAAATTTTAATTGATGATAATCCACAGAGAAAAGCAGAAGTAATGGCAACTATTGATGAAGCATTAAAGATGCAACAAAAAGGAATGAGTCCAGAACAAATTATAGAAATTATAAAAAACACTACAAGAACTAAACAAGC